GTTGTTTATCACTTTTTTCTTCGTCAGCTTTCTGTGTAACCTCACCGCCTTCGTTCTTTTGATCTCGAACAACAGGCTGCTCATTAGATTTCTCAGATGTGTTATCGGGCTGATCATCGTATGTAATATTTGCTTCATTCTTTTTTACCTCATTCTCAAATGTCTTATCTTCTTCGTTTATTGTTTCTGGCAGTTCAACATTAGCACCCGGTCCGGATGTATCAAGTTCAACTGTTTTATCATTTTCGTTTTCTGGCATAGTTCCTCCTATGATTGTTAAAATTCGTGGAATATATCTTCAGGGTTTTCCACGGTTGCTAAAACTTCATCATCATTCAAAAGTCTTATCTCACCCCCATCTATTTTAATTCGTGATCCGGCATATCTTGCAAAGATAATCCAATCACCTTTCTTGGCCCAAGGACCTTCTGGGAAACGTTCTTTGTCATAGCAGTGTGGTCCCATGTCTAATACTAAGCCGCAAGTTGATGCTACTTGTGATCGTTCTACTGTGTCGTCTGCTAATATAATTCCGCCTTTAGTTTTTTCTTTTTGTTTAAAAGGTAAAACTAAAATTCTCCAACCTGTTGGTTTAGGTAATTTTCCAGATTCTTCTGGTTTTTTTTCAGTAGGTTTAACACCCACTAATTTTTTATTTGGTAACTCAATTTTTTGAGTTGATGTCGATAACTGTTCCTTCATTTTCTTTTTGCTCCTTTTTGTTTAGCAGGCTGGATATTTCCTGACTTAAATATTGATACGTTCGTATCTGTCCTAACATATACTGATATTTCTCCATATTGTCAACACCACCTGATGCCATTGAGGATACTATATCATCGTGTCTCATTTTTATTATTTTTCTTATCTTGTCGATAAATGTCATTTCGTCCATTATTTCTTTTTCCTTTTCTTTGGTTTTATTTTGCTACCATATTTTTTAGTCCATTTTTTTGCAATGGCAGGCTCTTTTGCAAATAAATACTTACGTTGTTTTTCAGATTTAAAGGGCAACCCTAGGCTCCCTAAAGTCAGAGATTGCTTTTAACTTTTCTTGAGCATCAGCAATTTTTTGAAATTGTTTATCTATTTCGTCAATATGTTGTGGGTGCTCACCAATACCTACAGAATTTTCCAGGTATATTTTAATTGTTGCATCTGCTTCAGCTATCTGTGCTTCATATCTAGCTTCAAGAGCGTCTAGTATTGCTGTCTTCATTAACAGTCCCACTTCCTCAACGATTTATTTATTCTAGAGTTAGGATCTCTTGCAGTTTTTGCTGAAGTAAGTTTCTTTTTCATCCCGCCCATACGAGCGCAGAAAGATTTACGTCTTGAACTTGTTTTAGATTTAGTAGGTGCTTTTAATGTACCTTTTTTATAACTGGCACGACCTTTAGCATTAAGTCCACCGGAAGGTGACTTACCTGCTTTTCTTGTCCAAGCTGCGCTAGCCATTATTTTTTCTTTTTAGGTTTCTTTGCTGTCTTAGCTGCTCTTTTAAAGTTAGCAGCAGTTGGAGCGCCTTTAGCTCCAGGTTTTCTCATCTTCTCACCACTACCTGCAGCGATTCTCTTTTTCTTCGCGTGTATGTTTGCGTACAAACCACGTTTTGCCATTGTATATCCTTTTAATTTTCGTCTAGTATTAATTTACAATCTAAACAGTATTTAACTTTTTTAGATATTTTATTGACATGATCACATGCAGTTTTGACATCGCATGCACATCTTTTGCCAAAGATTTTTTCAATAAGTTTTTTAAGCATTTTTCTTTTTCATCTTCTTTTTAGGAATAACGCCTTTAGCCATTAAAATATCTTTTTTAGTAATTTTACCATCACCTGAATGATCTGGAAATTTACTTTTCTTTTTTTTAACTCGGCCACCTTTTTTGTACATAGCTCCACCAGACATACCCATGTCTGAAGGATAGTAACCAGAAGCCATATCTTGTCTTGCCATAGCTGGGTTCATAGAACCACCCATGTTTTTTTTAGCTCTTCCGCCATTCATTAACTTTTGTCTGTTCGGATTTGTTTGTGTATTATAGTTTCTATTTGACATATTATTTTCTCCCTTTTTTAAGAGCTCTTCCGAACCCACGTTTTGCTTTACCGCAGCCTACACGACCACCTTTTTTGTAGTAGCCTTCTAAACCCATATCCATGTTTCTATATTGAGACATGTCGGGTGCCGTATAATCTAAATCTACTTCAGATAAATCCATTTTATTTATTACAGGATTAGCAAGAATAGAACTTCTTTTCACAGGTTTCTTTTTAGGAATAACAACAACCTTTTCTTTAACGGCTATGTCATCAACAGTAGGTCTTAAACCGCTTCCACGGCCGCTGTCTGCAGATACTGAAGATTGTTTTGGTTTTCTGTTACCCAACATTGTAAGTGCACCTAAAGCACCTAATGCTCCAAGAATTTTTTTATTTCGTCTTCTAGATTTTTTGCTCATTATTTTTTACCGCCGTTTTTAAATATTTGTGTACCCTTTATACCATAAATGCTCGCCACGACAAGGATCCATAAATTTGTGAACCATTTTGGGAGCTCTGAGAACATGTCAAAGAACAATTTTACCTTGTCCATCGCTGTTGGATCTTCACTTACGACTGCCCAGGCCAAAATTGCAATTGGCAAACTTAAAATTATCAAAACGGCCTCGTCCTTCCAGTCCGATTGACGTGCTTCTAATAGTTTTCCCTGGTAAGCTTCTTTTCCTTCGGCCATACGAGACGCATGCATTAATTGTGCGTCTGACATTGCCATTTTAGTCTTCTGCTTATTAGCGTAAATTTTACTTCCAGCAGAAACGGCTAGTTTAATTGCCGAAAACCACATGTTAGTACCAAGTAGCCTTTACAGGTTTCTTATCTGCTCTCAAAGCTTTAGTGCCTTTAACTTCAACAGTTTGTGATTCAGTAGGATTAGTAGTTTCAATAACAATACCACCTTGCTGCATACCATCTTTGTCTGCACCTAACTCAGGAGTTACTTTTGGGTTTTTATTTTTTTTCATATATTCTCCTTATACTATCTTTTAGGACCTTTCAAGATCCTAACGTCGGTTTGTTTCATCATATCATTAACCATCTTTGCGTCAATGCCCATCTGTGTTTTTTCCAAAGATGTATCAGCTCTAAGCTCTGCAAGTTCTTCATTTTGATCCATTTTCTCATCAAACTGCTGTTGACCCATTAATTGCTTAGATTTTTCCATATTAATTTTTTCTTCTTCTTGTTCACGTTTAGCAGTGTCGTCCATAGCCCGTAAATCAAGTTCTCTTGCTTTTAATTTAGCAATTGGGTCTCCACCATACTCTCCCATAATTTTATTTTCTTCATCTTTAAATTCTCCGGTCATTTCTGCAATTAATTTTGCTTTTCTAGACTCTAAACTCATAGACATTTGCATAATTTGTTGTTGATACTGCGGATCTTGTTGTAAAGCAGGATTTTGTTGTACCATTTGTTGCATTTGCATTAATTGTGCAATTTCTTCTCTAAATTCTACTTCTAATTGCTCTTGTGCCATTAGTGAAATGTGTTCAAAGATGTTTTTTTCTAATGCACCCATTACCGGTGGACTATTTCTAGCAATATTAGTCGCCATAAAGTTTAAATGGGTTGTAATATGCGCTTGATGGTCTTGTCCTTTGAAAGCTTGAAAAGGTTTTCCACTCATTGCAAGAATATTTTCTTGTGCAGGGTCCATTGGCTGTGGTTGTTGCGGTGGTGGTAAAATTTTATCGATATTTTTTACACCGATTGCAGAATACATAGAATGAAACGCTTCATACAAGTTGTGCATTTGCGGATTTGACTGTGCAAGTTGTAATTCTGTTTGTGCTAAACTAATTCTTTGCGATTGCGAAAAGATATTAGGGTCTGCAACAGGAATAATATCTACTTTGTCATCAAAATCTGAAACTTTAATATTTCTTTGTCCACCAACTACATCATATGGATACTCTTCAGGCATATAAGTTTTAAAAACTCCTGCCAATAATTGAAATTCATTTTTCATCGCCACATACAATCTTTTATGTATGGCTGACATGACTCTTGAACCACGTTCTAATAGAGCAATAGTCGTCCCAACAGCTGCTTGTTGGTTGCCGTCCCCGACCTGCATGTCAGCGATGGCGGCAAATCGTTGCCCTGCCGAAACCACAGTACCCATTAACTGCAATAAAGTTGCAGAAGGTTCTTTAAATGGTAATGGCATAAATGCATCCTTGATACTTCCTCCAGGTGCATCAACATCTCTGAATTCTCCAGGTTGAATTGACTGTGCTTCGTCTCTTACTCTTATTCCTCTTTGTTTAAATCCTGCTGGTAAATTACTTAAAGTTCCTGCGTCCAATAACTGACGTAAAGCAGTAGTTGCTGTTCTAGACAGACCACCGATCATGTGTATTAACCCAAAGCCATAGAAACCCATTCCAGGTAAAAATTTAAAATGTACAAAATAATCTTGTCTTTTCTTTTGTGGATCTTCAGCTTTAAAATTTCTTCTAATGGCTAAAACTTCTCTGCTACCCATTTCAATTGTAACAATGTATGGAAGTTTAATTCCTGTTGGCTCATTATCTGAATCTTTATCTTCAAAACCTTCTAAATCTAAATCAGTGTGTATTTCTAAAATAGTAAATGTATCTTCGTCTCTAGTTTTTTTAACACCTTCTAGTTCTCGTTCTTTTTTCTCTACTTCTGTTTCTTGGTCATAACCAGGAGTTATATCTACATCTTGATAAAAACCAGATACTTGTTTTTTTCTAACTTCGTTCTCTGACATTTTAATAACGTGAATAATAGACTCTGCATCTTCTAAAGAAGTTGCAGTATAGGGGACTACTAAATCATCCGCCGGTACAAATTTAGACACGGCTCTGCCAAGTAGTTCATCGTAATAAACCTTCTTGAACGCAGAGCCGGCAAGAGGGAGATAAAAAAGCATTTGATCGAACTCGGGTTCATACTCTTTCATCACATCCATGAGCTGATAGTTCATGAATTCTTTAACTCTGTTTGATTGATCTTCTCGGACTCTATCTGCTAGTCCAACAATTCTTGTATGGACTGGACCATTAGCCGGTAATAATTCTTTGTAAGCTTGCGCTTGAAATTGTGTAACTGCTTCTGCAAGAACAGGATGCGTTGCACCACTTGCTCCTTGAAACGGTTGAGTTGGGTTTTCGTATTTAAATCCTAAAAGGTCTAAACCTTTTGTGTAACTATCTTCCCAATCTTTTCTAGAAGATTTATATTGTTCGTAATTTGCTACAAGATCAGATCCTAATTTACCTAAAACATTTTCAGGTAATAGTTCTGCTAAGTTATCAAAATGTGATTCGCCACCACCTGCATTAACTGCTTCTGGATCAAAATTAATTGTTGCTCCACCATCTTCTTCTTGAGTTACTTCAATATCATTTGGACCTACTTGCTCTTCAATATTATTTTGTTGAGCCTCGACAATTTCTTCTTGTCCAGGTATGTTAATTTCAGTCTCTACGTTTGGTAGGGCTTTGTCTATATCTGCCATTTATATTCTCCGAGTTCTTTATTGTTGTAGCTTGTTTTAAAGGAACATTCAACCCCTGTGGGTTAGGTCCCTTAAGTGGTGGGATTGCATTAAATTTAACATGTTGCATATTTGCAACAAGAGTTTTGTTTTTAATCGTCATCAAATAAACCTCTTCCTGCTCTGTAGTTATCATACATTTCATATCCACTAATACCAGCAGATAATGCTAGACCCGGTAATCCAAATCTACGTGACACAGTTTTTAAAGTTGTAGGGCTAATACCCAATCTCATTGTTTTTGCAATCATAGGATTTAATCCACCTTTTGTTGCAAACTCAGTTGCAGGACCTGTAAAAGCTGCACCTAAATAGTTAAACGGGTTTGTCGCCATTTCGCCTAACGAGTCTCCTTGTTGTACTTGTTCTGCTAAATACAAAGGCTCAGTTGCAAGTAATCCAAGTGGTGATGCTGTTGCAGATAATCCTCTACCTAAAGTTTTTAGTGCAGTTTTAGTTATACCTGATTTTTTCGCACCTAATGCGCCACCTCTTACTGCATCAATTGTTGACGGTGCAACTGCTGCTGTTCCTGCTGCACTAGCTACACCTACTGCTGGAAGATAAGCATCTCCGATTGCTGGACTTTCTTCTGGTGTATCATCTAATGATCCTGTCACCATATCCATTAATAAATTTTTTTGTTGCTCTTCGTTTGACAAATAAGTTGTTGGATCGTCGTTCATAAATTGTTTAACAAAACCCGCGGCTACTGCACCACCTGCTGCGATCGCACCAAACTTACCAGCACCTCTTAACATTGGGCTTTGTAAAAAACCTGTAACGGCATTTTTCATTCTACCTAATAATGGAGTTGAATCATCTAACTGTGTTAATTTAGGTATATGTGTTTCATCAGCTAGTTTTGTGTTAACACAGTTAACAACGGAAGAACCTAAAGCAAAACCAATTCTGCCTCCGTCAGCGTTTTGACCAACACACCCTAACTTAAATGCAATTTCATATTTTTCTGGTGCAGATCCTTTATTAAATAAATCTTTTGTAGTGCTTACTAAATCTCTAAATAAAAATGATGTTCGTTTATCTGCTCCTGTCATTGCAAATCCTTCTGTCTTAGCATGTTGTGCTAAATCTATTCCTTGTTTTTTCCATTTGTCTAAGTTTTTAGCACTGTACACTTTATCTGCGATATTAAAATCTTGATTTAATATTTCTTTTTCACTACCTAAAACAATGTCTGGTAAATTAAAATTTTTACCTGGAAAATTTGTTTCAATAGTATTACCAAAAGTTTTTCTTGCTTTTTGAAAATCAGAAATAGTTTTTTCTAAATCTTTATATGAAACTGATTTATCACCAGACCTTAATCTACTAATCTGGTCTCTAGTCTGACTAACAGCACGAGACAACCTGGCTTGTAGGGTTGCTAAATTTTTCTGGTTAATGTCTGCATCAATTACATCTACAAAATAAGCATAAGGAAAAGCTTTATTCCTAGCTGTTTGTTTAATGCTAAATATCTCATTAACATTTAAATTTTTCTTTTCTAAAAATCCTTTTGGTAAATAGTTTGACATATATGTTTTAAATGAACTAAGACTTCCTGCCTCTTTAGGCATGTTTGCTTTAATTTCACGCATGGCATGTAAGTACTCACCTTGTGCCCATTTATTGTTTCGTTTAAATCCTTCTAATTCTGTATAAATTTTATTCCCTAATTTTACCTCTTTTGCAGAAGGTTTGATGTCTAACCCCATATTTTTATAGAGCGCTCCCTTTGTCCAATCAGAATATATTCTAGTCCCGTGTGCAGTTTGTCCGTCTGTTATTTCTTTTTTTAAAACTTTTTCTAGTTCTGTTTTAAAATCACCTAACTCAGGAAAATTTTTTGCAGACAACATCTTACGTAAGTCTTCATTGTTATGAATTGCTTTAACAATGTCTTCAGTGTTTTCTCCGTAAAGATATGTTCCGTCTTTAAAAAATCTTGTTAGTTTTGTTAGTTGTTCATTAGTCGGCCTATTAAAATATCTGTTTTTTTGTTCGTCTCTAATAGGGTTTCCAAGATATTTTGTTAATTGGTTGTAATCAAATAATTTATACCTAGGGTTACCTCCTGTTTTTTCCGGTGTTACAATTTTTTTGCCAACTTCTTTTTCTAACTCAGCTAACGTAATATAATCAGAAAGTTTTGCACCTTCAGGAAACTTATCCATTGTTTTTATGTAGGTTGCAAATCTTAAAAATTCTCTTGATGGATTTAATGATTTTTCTTTGCCCCCTCTGCTTAATAAACCTGCCTCATCAGCGTTTAAAAAATCTTGGTATTCTGGTAATGATCGTATCTTTTTTTCTAAAGCTACCTTAGCACCACTTTCTTTACCTTTAAGTTTATTATACTCGTTTACAAGTTTAGTAGCATCGTCCCCTGTTCTTTTATAAATTTCATCAAATATTTTTTTACCTTTGTCCGATCTTGCTTTAACTTGTTTATATATTTGATTTACGGCGCCAATTGTTATGTCGGGATCTTTTAAATAAGTATAGTTTCTTCCAAGTTCTCCGGTATTTAAATCAGCTACGACTTTTGTAAAAGCAGGATGGGCTTTTATGGCTTTTAATAATCTAGGGTAGAAAAAATTGCTACCTTTCATTCTTTTAGAGATCGTAATTAATTCTTCAAAAGTTGCATTTGCTGGAAGGGGCAATAAATCGTTTAACAACGCAAGGCCTTTTGCATCTCGTTTTGCTTTAGCTTCTTTAAGTCTTTTTGCTAAAGCTACTCCATAAGTTTCTTGATCTTTATAGGCCATTAGACCTCCAGGATCTTAGCTAGTCCGCCTCTTGCATTTGGTTTTCTACCTAAACCAAGAACTTGGTCCGCATAAATTTTAAAATCTTCAAATGATCCTCTAAACTCACCTGTTTCAAGAGACTCCATATAAATACGTTTTAAACCTTCATCACTAATTCTAGTGGGTTGAATTGTTCCTTGAGGATAACCCATAAATTCATCCATAGATTGAACTTCTTCTCCAAACGCTCCTTTTTTAAGCTTCTCGTATCCTTGAGGGTCTGTTTCTTTTATGTAAGTTGTAACCTCATCTGCGATCTCTGGGTCTGAAATATCTATTGTTCCAGTTTTCTTCATGCTCTCTGCACTTTTTACAGGTTTAATTGCTCTGTTTGCTTTTATTGCTGTTGCTGCCCTACTTCCAGTTTCATCTACTGCTAATCCATAAAGCTCCGATCTTAAAACATCGTCTAAGTCTTCTGCTAATAAATTTTTAAATAGTTTAGGGTTATTTTCAACTAAAGACTCTACCACCATTTCAGCATCATACTTATAATCACCTGTTGGAAAAATATCGTCTGCAGCATCTTGGATCATTTTTTTATTAATTTTTGACAAAATATTTTTAACCGCCTTACCACCAAATCTTAGACCTTGTCTAGTCTCTAATCCGGCAATACCGCCGTCTGCAAAATTTTCTGTAAACTTTGCAGTTAGTCTATCGAATCTTGGATCACCTGGACGTAGACCATTTGCATCGACTACATTGTTTAAAACTCTTTCTGTAAAGATTGCAATCTCTTCTGAACTTGCACCTGATGGTACCATCTCCGCGATTCTTGGACCAAAGTATTTATTAACTATAGTTAATGGATCACCTGCTAATCCTCCGCCACCTTCTGTAATATATTTTACATCAACAGCATCTATGATGTCTGCAAAGTTTGTTTCATTAGGATTTTCTTTTTTTAATGCTTCTACTAAAAATTCTCTAGCAGATCCACGTTGTGCAGGAGTTGATCCAACATTATCAAAGTAACCTATACCAAATTTTTGATCTACAAGATTCTGTACAACATCTTCTGGTCTTGCGTTGTATTCAACTGCTTCATCGAAAGGTGTTGTCTTTGCTGCGTCTGCTTGTTTTCTTTTAACAATGTCATCTAGTCTAGTCATTAAAGCTGATTTCTCTTCATCAGGTAAAGCTTTACGAAGTCCAACTCCTCTTGGTAAATTTTCTACTTCAGGAAACGGTACGTCTGCAGTTTCATCAGTCATTCCTCTAAGAGAAGCTAAACCTTCTGCATCTAAGTTCCTGGTCCCCGTTGCCATGTCCGTGATGTTTGTAACTGCAGGTGGATTATAGAATTCATCCATCCTCATCATGTTAGTTAAAAGCTTATTAGCTTGTACGTCGTTAAGTTTTTCAGCGGTTGCAAATCCAACTGAGCTTTTTAATTCGTCTAATGCTTTGCTTTTAGATATTGCACCAAGTGCTTCGAGGTTTAAATCCATGTCTAGGAAAGGTTCTGAAGATTTACCTAATCCCATGAAATTAACATTGGACCGGGTACCGAGGACATCGGATAGGTTTCCACCTAATTTAGAATACAGTTTAACGATTGCTTCGATAGTTGTTTTTTTAGCCATAATACTTTACTTCTCCCCGTACAATAGGTTCATCTTGATAATCTTCAGGATGTCGAACCAAACCACCCTGTCTAATTCTCATAATGGCTTGTGTCGTACTATCGACATAGTCATCATATTCTCCAAATGGGAAAGAAGCACATTCTTCAATAACCTCCTGTGCAAAGTGTTCATGCATAGGGGCCCATATTTTTCCGCTCTCAAAGAGAGGGGCTACGGAGTTTAATCTTGTATGTTTATCATTTCCTCGGCTAGGAGTAAAGTTAATTACTGGAATATCCATTTGTCTAAGTTCGTGTGTCAAAGGTAGTCCAGAAGCCTTCGCCTCAACAATTACCATGTCAGGATTCCATTCGCGGTATTCTTCTAATGCCACCCGCCGGAGTTCTGGAAAGTCATAACGATCTTTAAATGCGTTAAGTAATATAATACTTTGTCCCTGGTCCTCGGTCGTAAAGACACCCCACGTGGTTATTGCACTAAAGTCAGAAGATGCTTTCTTAGTAAAGGCTGTATCATAACTTTGTATAATATAATCTAAAGGTGGTGGATACTTAGCCTTCCAGTCACGCCACCAATCTCTTTTTAAGATTGCTCCTTCTTCTGCAGTCGGGTTCTGCATATATTGGGCCAGCCAGTTGGAAACGGGGATCGAGGCTTTTGTTTTAAGTAGCTCTTCAGAGGTCCAAAATTCTGGCCATACAGGTTTTCCGTCTGGTAAGATCGCAGGTAGTTCTACAACTTCCCATTGATCAGAGCCTTCTTCAGATTGTGCTTTTATTAATTGACCAGTTATATCTTTTGTAGACCAGCGAGTCATTACGATTACAATAGCACCACCGGGCTGTAAACGTTGACGAGGACCTGACGTATACCAATTCATTGCTTTGTCAAAAGCTTTACTATCTTTTCTAATATCTTGTTCTTTGTGCGGGTCATCAATAATTAATAGATTAGCACCACGACCTGTGATCGCTCCACCAACACCAGCTGCAAAGTATTCTCCACCTTTGTCAGTTTTCCATTTCCCTGCTGCCTGACTATCTTCTTGTAGTCTCGTTGGAAACAGTTCTTTGTAATTCTCTTGGTCAACCAAGTTCTTAGTCTTACGTCCAAAGTCAATTGCTAGATCTGCTGTGTGGGTCGCTTGAATAATTTTTAGTTTTGGATTCTTCCCTATCATCCAAGCAGGGAGCAGGTA